TATTGATTGTGATGATAAAGAAATTGCAAAGGCCATAGCTGATAAACTATCTAAGGATACAGGTGTAGCTAGAGATAAATTTAAGGAGAGTACAAATGAAATGGCTCATACTAATAGCACTGACACAGGGTAATCCTTTTACCATACCTAATAAATCATTTGACACGGAGGATGGTTGTGTGCAGTATGTAAGTGACTTGAGTAACGCAGACGAACTTGCTGTAGAGGTTATAGCTCATGCAGGTTTCAATGTGAAAGTCGCAGGAGTATATTGTGTGACAACACAGGAGAGGAAGAGACATGAAACTATACAAAAACTCTAATGGTGTATGGGCAGGTACACAAGCTGACGCACGTAAGATGTGTGGCAAAGACTACAGTACTGTGGATGTACCAGTGGACAAGCCTAACCTGCTGAAGTTCCTTAACCTCCATCAGGTTGCCTCCTATACTAGTAACGGTAAGGAAGACTATGGAGAGATGAACCTAATACATATGGATAAGAAAGCAATGTCATGGTTTAGGTGGGCGCATGACACAAGATGTATGTGTCGAGGCCAGTATGATGATGCAAAAGAAATGTTAAGGAAAGGATTGATAGATGATAGAGCTACTAATAGCAGTGATTGAAGAACAGAACCCTATCCACAAGTATTGCATGTCCAAGCATGATCACTGGACAGGCAGAGCAGCGTGTGTCCAAGAGTTACAACATGCCCAACGCAAGATGGAGGTAGAAGATTTACGAGAGTTCCTTAAAGCTAACCCTCACTACAAGTACCCAGGCATGGCATTACCTAACGGTAGAATAAAACCTCTTGACGTTTGTTGGGGATCGAGTAAAACTTATTACATAGGAGCTGACAAAGTTAAAAAGGAGAAGTGCTGATGTCATATGAAGTATGGTTTGGTAAGGATGGTAATTGGTTTGGTTACCACTCATTCAAGTACCGCATGGAAGCGGTTGCCTGTGAACTGAAGTATCTAAATATATTCAAAGACTTAACTGTAGAGATAAGGAGGAGAGAGCATGAGGATCAGTAAGGTCATACCCATAGACAGGGTACTCAACGAGTGTAGACGTAGGGCAGATGATGCTTGGTGGGATGGCAAAGATGATGAAGCCAAGCTACATGAGCAAGAAGTAAAACTATATGAACAAGATAAACAGGAGGGCATACTATGGGTTCCGAACTTTTAGCAGCAGCATTTCCTTTACTATTTACAGGTGTAAACATTGCTGCATTGATTTACTTATGGTATAAACATGCAAGTGGAAAGTGAAGATGGAGAAAATCCGAACACGCCTTTCGATGATGTCACACACTGGGTGGGTAACCTACCTCGTAAGGATACTGATAGCGATGAGCGTACTAACAAACGTAATACTAGGAGGAAGACTAAATCAAACTTTCTCCGCAAGAAACTGGGACTGGAAGAGAAACAATAAACCTAATGTAGTGCGTCCATTAGACGCATTGCTAGGGGATGGACATTGTAGTAGGTCATGGGCTTACTGGAAGGTGAGGAAAAAATGGTAAAGAATATACCGAAGCATAGTGCCACATTGGAAGAGGTAATAAACTTCTACCGTAACTCAGATGTGTATCGTAGGTTGTCCTCCTCCTCACAAAAAGACTACGACAACCATCTGAGTGCTACCTTAACTACTGAGGTAGAGGGCAAGATGCTTCGGGCATATCGCTGTAAGAACTTAAAGGTTCGACACATCACTCAAGCATATGAGCAATGGCTAAACGTTGGTGTTCGCACCGCCAACTACAGACGCAGTGTCCTTTCTGCTGCGTGGAAACATGCCATGCGACACGATGTTATGATACACAATCCAATCTCTTTGGTGCAAACTGTTGCAGAAAAACCAAGGAGAGTACATTGGAGCCGTGAACAAGTGTCAATCTTTCTTGACACATCTTACAGTGACTTTCGTTGGCGTAGCATTGGACTGATTGTGCATATGGCATACGACTGGGGTCAACGTGTAGGTGACATACGTCTACTTACATGGGATAGTTTAGACCTAAACCATTGTCGTATTGATATGACTCAGAGCAAACGTAATGCAGAGGTACACCTCCCTATCTCTCAGGGTTTGTGTTCAATGTTACGTCAACAGAAGGAGGAGTTTGGCTTTCAAGAGTACGTAGCACCAAGAGTCAAGCCAAGAGCAGGAGCATATACACCCTATGACAAAGAGGAAGTATCGTTATATATCAATAAGATCCTGGACGAAGCTAATCTACCTAAAGAACTTACGGCTATGGATCTACGTAGGACAGCGGTGACTGAGATGATGGAAGGTGGTGTTGATATGGTGGGTATCATGCAGGTGACAGGCCACCAGAATACAGCATCAGTCAAGCCATACATGGTCAACACATTCAGTGGTGCAAGCAAGGCACTATCAGCGAGAGGAGTTAAGCATGGTGTACGTGAAGAAGACTAACATCAGAGAGTTTATCAATAGCCTTGACCTCAAGGATGGTGAACGTCACAGGTGTGACTGTCCTGCCCCTGACTGTCGAGGTAAGAATACATTTACTGTAGCTAATATATTTGGTGACATAAAGTACAACTGTTTCAAGCTAGGCTGTAGGGTTGGTGGTATATACGACACTGGTATGACAGCAGCAGAGATATTCCTACACATGAATGAGTTACAATTTAAACGTGCATATACAAACATAAAGAAAGTGAAAGAAACTATGGAGATACCTGAGTATGTAGTCACACCTAAAGCAACACACACCAAGCACCAACGCTACATAAGACGTTGGGGCATAGCGTTGGGCGAGACTATGTATGATGTCAAAGATGAACGTGTAGTCTTTCCTATCAAGCATGAAGGTAGGATCGTTGATGCTGTAGGTAGGGCAGTAGGTAAGAAGCAGAACCCTAAGTGGTATCGCTACACAGGTGAGGCTGACTACTACACAATAGGTACTGGCTCTACCCTGCTCATAGTTGAGGACGTTGTGTCTGCTGTGATTGCAGTACAAGAGATGCCATACATCACAGCTATGGCTATCCTGGGTACGTCAATGAACCCCAAACATTTTGAGAAGATAGGTGAGTATGACAAGGTAATCATTGCACTTGATCCTGATGCTATTGGTAAGACAGTAGAGTATCGCAGAGAGATAGAGTTGTGGACAGGACGCAAGACAACTGCTATGAACCTGCAAGATGATATCAAATATAAGATGGAAGAAGATTTAGAGAAACTAAAGGAGTTATGTAATGAGATTAGCAATAGTGATTGACGTTGATGGTGACATCATGTATGTACCAGAGGGTGCAGTGTTTGAGAACTACCCCAAACCTAAACTGTTCTACAACTTAAAGGATGCACAAGAGGAGTGCGCTAAGTGGAACACTGGTATAATAGTAGACTTTGATACAAATAAAACTGTACCAATAGTAAGAAGCTTCGATGATGAGGAACGAAGAAGATCAATGGAACGAGAGGAGATGAATCGAGATGATGGAACTAGCACTACTAAAGACGCTACTCAGTAAAGAGTTTTACGATCAACACAAAGGCATACGATGCCCTGACAAAATCTTTACCAAGGATGTGCGTAAGATAAAGCAAGCACTAGATGCAGCTATGGATACGTATGGTGGTGACCTATCTGTGTCTGACTTACAGGCTGTGTTCAACCGTATCAATGCAAGCATGACCACCGCTACACGTACTGCTTATGAAGATCTCTTCAAGCGTATTGAGATAGCTGAACCTATCAAAGGTGAGATAGCAGAGGACACATTGTCTCAGTTGTTTCAGCAGCACGTTGGTGACCTTGTAGCTAACCTTGGCTTTGACTTTGTGAATGGTGCAGAGAATAGCCTTGAACCTTTACGTCAACTACTAGAGGAATACAAAGATGACTTTACTCCAAATCTTCGTGTCGAGTGGGATGATCATAGTCTTGATACTATCCTTGATGCAACGGCACTTGAATCGAAATGGAAGTTTAACATATCCAGTCTGGCTCGTAGGGTGGAGGGTATCAGTGGCGGTCATCTTATCTTGGTTGGCGCTCGTCCTAATACTGGTAAGACTAGCTTTCACGCCTCACTTGTAGCAGCAGACGGAGGCTTCGCACAACAAGGTGCAAAGGTTACAGTGCTGTGCAATGAGGAAGCTTACACACGTGTAGCTGCACGATACATCAGTGCCTCATCTAACATGACAATGACTGAGGTACGTACCAACAAAGCACTGGCTAACAAGAGATACCACCCTGTGTCAGAGAACATACAGTTCAAGGATAGCACAGGTAAGGGTATGGACTGGGTTGAGTCAGTAGTAAAGTATGAACGTCCTGATATACTTATCCTGGATATGGGTGATAAGTTTGCAGACATCAGGTCAGAACGCTCAGACATAACTCTCAAGGCAGCAGCTATCCATGCTCGTAACATAGCCAAGCAGTATGACTGCTCTGTGATATGGATGTCTCAGCTATCAGCAGAAGCAGAGGGCAGGGCTGACCTGAACCAAGCTATGATGGAAGGTAGTAAGACAGGCAAGGCAGCAGAGGCTGACCTCATGGTACTAATAGGTAAGACACAACAAGCAGAAGGAGAAGAGGATGATCCTATAAGATACTTAAACATAGCCAAGAACAAACTGAATGGCTTCCAAGGTAAGATTACTTGTGTGCTTGACGGTTCCAGATCTGTGTACTCAGCATGAGATTAGTGTTAGACGTAGAGAATACGACAACAAAGCGTGACGATAAGTTACACATGGACCCATTTGAGGCTGACAACTATCTAGTACAGGTAGGCTATCTTGATGCTGATGATCCTGAAGCTACACTCTCTATTAGAACACTAGATCATAACGAATCAAAAGATGATATAGGATTTGAAAGACTAGAGATACAGTGGACACTAGATAATACTAAGCTACTGATAATGCACAACGCACAGCATGACTTGATGTGGTTGTGGGAGTGTGGTTACAAATATGATGGTGACATCTATGACACTATGCTTGGTGAGTATATACTAGATCGTGGACAGAGAAGAGGTCTAAGCCTTGAGGCTTGTGCGGAACGTAGGCAGTTAACATTTAAGAAGCAAGACACACTAAAGAAATACTTTAAGGAAGGAAAGAACACAAATGAAATACCTTATGAGGAGCTTTGTGATTATCTCAAGTATGATTTGCTTACTACTTGCGAGTTGTTCCATGCCCAAGAAAAAGAATACAGCCAACCCGATGCCGCCTCTCTCAATACCGTTAGACGTGTTACCTTCAACACCTGTAAAACCCTTACAGAAATCTATATGGCTGGATTCAAAGTCAATCTTCAAGAGTTGGACAGAGTAGCAAAGGAGTACGAGCATGAGAAAGCTGAGATCGAAACACGTCTGCAAAAGAAAGTCAGGGAAGTTATGGGCGACACTCCGATTAACCTTCGGTCACCTGAACAGAAGTCACAAGTCCTCTTCAGCAGAAGGGTACATGACAAGAAGGAATGGGCTGATCTCTTCGAGTTCACACAAACACAAGAAGAGTTTAAGGATGCCGTTGCAGCCAACTCCTCACCGATCTACAGGACAACGGCTTACACCTGCACAAGTTGCGAAGGGCAGGGTAAGATATTCAGAACTAAGAAAGATGGAACAAAGTTTGCAAGAGCTAATAGATGCAAGGATTGTGATGCACAAGGGTACAAACTAAAGAACACACAACAAGTAGCAGGGCTACGCTTCACTGCACCTAGTAAGAAGTGGGTCAGTGCCAATGGATTTAACACGGGGAAGGATGAACTAGATGTACTATCTTCAACTGCTAAACAAAATAGAATGGACGAAGCTATCAGTTTCCTTTCTGATCTTAAACGTCACAATGCTATCTCTTCTTATCTATCTGCTTTTGTCAACGGAATACGAGCCTACACAAAAGACAATGGATTCCTGCACGTTGGACTTACCCAACACATTACAGCCACAGGCCGTTTCAGTGGAAGAAATCCCAACATGCAGAACATGCCAAGAGGAGGTACATTCCCAGTAAAGAAAGTATTTGTATCAAGATTTGACAACGGATTAATTATGGAGGCAGACTTTGCACAACTCGAATTTAGGACAGCAGCGTTCTTGGCACAGGATGAAACAGCGATGCAAGAAATTTCAACTGGCTTCGATGTACATGCTTACACAGCAAAAGTTATTACTGAGGCAGGGCAACCAACATCACGTCAAGCAGCTAAAGAACACACGTTTGCACCACTCTTTGGAGCAAGCGGTTACGGACGTACAAAAGCAGAGGCTACGTACTACACTCACTTCAACAATAAGTACAAAGGCATAGCTAACTGGCACAAGAACCTGGCTGATGAGGCACTACGCTTCCTCAAGATAACAAACATATCTGGTAGGCAGTACGCTTTTCCTGATGTGACAAGACGTCACAGTGGTGTACCAACGCACTTCACTATGATAAAGAACTATCCAGTGCAAGGCTTTGCTACTGGTGATGTAGTGCCAGTGGTGCTGAATGAAATGCATGAACGTTTGCGACACATGAAGTCGTGTTTAGTCAATACTGTACACGATTCTATGGTGGTTGATGTCCATCCTGATGAGAAAGACTTAGTATTGTCAATGGTATGGACTATGAACCAAGACTTAAACAATATAATAGAGGAGACATATGGAATAAAGATGAATGTACCAATGCTTTTAGAAGCAAAGATAGGAGAGAATTGGCTTGACACAGTGGATGTTTAGTGTATAACTAAGATCTCTTTGACTCTATAAAAAAGGATATAGAATGAGTAATGAACTAGCAGTAGCAAATGAACGTGGTCAATCAATGGCTGAACTAATGGGAGTGTCTGTCAAGACAAGTAACGCAGACTTCCTGCCATCCATATCACGTTTAGGAATGTTACATCAACCTATCATGGGTGAGGTAGATCTCAATGGTAAGAAGATAAAGACAGAGGTAGTACCAGTAGGTGCATTCACCCTCAAGACAGGGGATGATATAGTCTACAGTAATGGTGCTACAGTTCGTGTCTTTGCCCAACGCAATCAATGGCAGAGATGGAACAGTGAGACAGAAGAGATGGAGAAGTCTGTGATGTCTAACTCTCTCAACGGTGACTTGAAGGATAGTATTGGTGGCTTCAACTTAGGTAGACCATCAGGTTACATCGAAGACTTCAACTCACTACCTGATGCAACCAAACAACTGATGCGCTCAGTCAAGCGTGTCATGGTGTACTATGGTACTGTGTCTTTGGACAGCCCTATGAATGAGAAGGGTGAGCCAGTGGATGCTGCAGCAACTATACCGTTTGTCATGGATGTAAAGAACCGTGACAGCCTGAAGAGTATCAATGGTGTGATGAGTAACTTCAAGAAGAAGAACATGTTACCTATCATGTCTACCATCAAGCTAGAAGGTATCGAAGATAGCATACCTACTGGTGCTAAGTTTGGTAAGATACAAGCAAGCACAGGTGACGGTGTTGATCTTGCCAAGGAAGACAACGACACACTCAAAGACTTCTTAGAACTTATTGAGTTTAGCAACGGTAAGATACTAGATCTACACCATGAACGTGCCAAGATGGGTACAGATAGTGATGCAGAACTTGTCGGTGAGATCCTCAACAATGACTTCGTAGAGGTGGCTGAGTAATGAATCACCCTGCTGAACTACAGGTCTTTAGCTACTTGCAAAAGGCTATGAAGGGTGAAGCTACAATGACAGAGGAGGTGACCGACTTGGTTGCCTCCGATGTTAAGGCTGCTATGAACAAGCAGTTTAATTCACCACCACGTGATGCGTTCAGACTACGTATGTCTAACATAGGCAGACCTAAGTGCCAGTTGTGGTTTGAAAAGAATGACCCTGAAGATAAGTTACCTTTGCCTCCACACTTCCTGATTAACATGATACTAGGTGATCTAGTTGAAGCTGTGTTCAAAGGGTTACTACGTGCAGCAGGTGCTGAGTTCAAAGACAATGATACTGTTACACTCAAGCTACCTGATGGACAGGAGATCAAGGGTGAGTACGACATGGAAATGGATGGCAAGATAGATGATGTTAAGTCTGCATCACCCTACTCTTACCAAAATAAATTCGAATCTTTTGAGTCTCTAAATAGTGATGATGGCTTCGGATACATACCACAATTAGTAGGTTACTCAAAGGCTGCAGGAAAGGAAGTAGGCGGTTGGTGGGTGGTCAACAAAGCAAACGGTGAGTTTAAGTATGTCAGTGCTTCGGAGGTTGACTCTGAGCAGGTAATTCAGGACATCCAGGAAACGGTAAATTATATAGAGAAAGATGAACCGTTTGAAAGATGCTTCAAGCCTGTGCCTGAGACATTCTACAAGAAGCAAACAGGTAACATGGTACTCAATAGTTCCTGTAGATTTTGTAGCTTCAAGCATAAGTGTTGGGATACTTTAAAGACAATACCATCAAGAGTATCTAAGGCTAAGAACCCACCGCAAGTTGACTACGTTTTAATAGGTGATGGCCTTGCCACGTAGACATAACAAAATGTTATACCGTAGCGGTCTTGAACAAGAGGCTGCTACGTTTCTAAAGACTAGACAGAAGACAGTAGAGTATGAGAAGATAAAGATAGAGTGGGAAGACTTACGCTATAGAACGTACACTCCTGACTTTGAGTTAGACAACGGTATCATAATAGAAACCAAAGGAATATTTAGTGCAGCAGATAGACGCAAACATATAGAAATACAGAGACAGCATCCAAAGCTAGACATCAGGTTTGTATTCAGCAACGCTAAACAAAGATTATATAAAGGAGCTAAGTCTAGGTACTGTGACTGGTGTGAACAGAAGAACTTCAAGTGGGCGCATCGTGTTATACCTGAAGGGTGGCTACTAGAAAAAGGCAACCGCATGAAAGTGCAGCGTGTCATAGTTAAAAGGAGAACCTAATGGGTTACGAACTAAAGGATGGTGACGTTGCTATAATCATCAGCCCTGAGACAGAAGAAGATGGATCATGGACAGGTATACTAAAGACAGGTTTAATCTTTGGTGATGAGCAACACCCTATAGCTATGAGAGCAGCTATGGATTATGCACTGACTATGGCAGCAGCATCTGAGGTACTGGAAGAGTATCCTGATCTGATAGAATACTTTGATGATGCAAGGCATGAACTGTTAAAGGAAATGTTTCCTAAACAATATGCTGAAACACAGGTTGAACTTTCTAAAGAAATGGATTATGAAACAGAAGGTAACGTAATCAAGTTAACCAAGTGGACAAAGACGTTAGGTGAAGCATGACAGAAGAAGAGTTTGAAATAGACTTTGAGATAGATGATTTGTTTAAGGACATTGATGACATAGAAGAATTAAAGGAAGTGAAAGTGAGTGACTTAGTAAACAACCCACCACATTATAACCAAGCAGGTATAGAATGTATTGATGCTATCCTTGCTGCAACTAACCACAACAAAGAAGGATACCTACAAGGTAACATACTGAAGTACGTATGGAGATATGAATACAAGGGTGGCCTAGAGGATTTGCAAAAGGCACAATGGTATTTAAACAAACTCATAGAGGTATACAAAGAGAAGCATAAATGAAACGTAAGTTTAGTGTTACATATATGATGGAGGTAGACGAAGAGAATAACTTCTTATCCTCCCACCAAGAAGGTCATAAGGAAGACGTGTATGATTTAGTAAGTAATGTCATGCATGATGTAGATGATGTAAAGATACAGAACCTAGTAGTGAAGGAGAGACAATGATAACACAGGAAGACATAGACCATTTCGCAGACATGCAATCACCCATTATGGACATGGGGTACTACCAAAAGGAAGCAGTAAAGACTGCTATCTATACTGACCCTATCATCTACCCTGCGTTGGGCTTGGGTAATGAAGCAGGTGAAGTACAAGGTAAGATCAAGAAGATGTTGCGTGATGATACGTTTAACAAAGAAGACATAGCAGCAGAGATAGGTGATGTGCTATGGTACATTGCTGCACTGTGTCGTGACTTAGAGATAGACATGGCAGAGGTAGCGTTAAATAACCTAGCTAAGTTAAAGAGTAGAAAAGAACGAGGAACTATACAAGGAAGTGGGGATAACAGATGACTGACATGACACAGATACATTTAGGTATGACCATAATTCTTTGGATAGTTGTGATGATCATATGGAATAGGTACTACAAGTGACACCAAGGGAATCAGCAGAGATAGAAGCAAAGAAAACATTTGAACTGTTTATACTTTGGTCAAAGAGAACACTATACTTTTTTACAGCTTTTTTATTAGTAGTTGTGGTAGGCTGCAATAACGGAGTGGAGACAGGTAAAGGTGCAACAGGAAGTAAATATAATGGAGAGGTGTACGCACCAACAAATATAGGGGAAGACAAATGAGTAACTTACTACCAACAGACTATCAAAGTTTTATACACCAGTCACGCTACGCTAAGTATGTAGATGGCAAAGGCCGTGAGTCATGGGCTGAGACAGTAGGACGCTACGTTGATAACGTGGTACGTCCGAAGCTAGGCAACGACTCATGGGTTAACCAGATAGAACAGGCTATCATAGGACTAGATGTAATGCCAAGCATGAGAGCCATGATGACTAGTGGCGCTGCGTTGGAGAGAGATAACACAGCAGGGTATAACTGTAGCTATCTACCAGTGGATGACCCTAAGTCATTTGATGAGGCTATGTTTATACTGTTGTGTGGTACAGGTGTGGGCTTCAGTGTTGAGCGTCAGTTTGTACAGCAGCTACCTGAAGTACCTGAGTTGTTTGATAGTGAGACTACCATTGTAGTTAAGGATAGCAAAGAAGGTTGGGCTAAGTCGTTCAGACAACTACTAGCATTGCTATGGGCAGGTGAGATACCTAAGTGGGATGTTACTCGTGTACGTCCTGCAGGTGCTAGGCTCAAGACGTTTGGTGGTAGAGCCAGTGGACCTGGACCTCTTGTTGAGTTGTTTAACTTCTCAGTCAACACATTCAAACATGCACAAGGACGTAAGCTTACCTCTATGGAATGCCATGACTTGATGTGCTTCATTGGTCAGATAGTTGTAGTAGGTGGCGTAAGACGTAGTGCTATGATCTCCCTATCTAATTTAAGTGATGACCGTATGCGTCACGCTAAATCAGGACAGTGGTGGGAGACAGCACCACACAGAGCATTAGCTAACAACTCTGTATCATACACAGAGAAGCCAGACATAGAAACATTCATGCGTGAGTGGACAGCATTAGTAGAGAGTAAGTCAGGAGAGAGGGGAATATTTAATCGTGAAGCATCTAAAGCACAAGCTGCTAAGTATGGTAGGCGTGACCCTGACTGGCAGTTCGGAACTAATCCATGCAGTGAGATCATACTTAGACCCTACCAGTTTTGCAATCTTACGGAGGTTGTGGTACGTGCCACTGATACGTTGGAAGACCTTAAACGTAAAGTCAAACTCGCCACAATACTTGGGACAATCCAAAGCTCGTACACAAAGTTTCCGTACTTGCGAAAAGTGTGGCAACGTAATACCGAAGAAGAGAGATTGCTTGGTGTGTCTCTGACAGGTATCATGGACAACCCATTGATGACCTCAGTTAATAGCAAACTTGCAGGAGTACTAGATGACTTACGAAATGTCGCACTGGCTACTAATCATGAATACTCTGACTTGCTTGGTATACCTCAGTCTGCTGCTATTACCTGCGTCAAACCTTCGGGTACTGTCTCGCAGTTGGTGGACAGTGCCAGTGGTATACATGCTCGTCACTCTCCATATTACATCCGTACTGTACGAGGTGATAATAAAGATCCCCTCACACAGTTTATGATGGACAACGGTGTACCAAATGAGCCGTGTGTATTTAAGGGTGACACTACAACTGTGTTTAGCTTTCCTGTACAATCACCAGAGAATGCTGTAACACGCAACGACATGACTGCTATTGAGCAGCTAGAAACATGGATCATGTACCAACGCTATTGGTGTGAACATAAACCTAGTGTAACAATATCAGTGCGTGATGATGAATGGCTTGAGGTAGGAGCCTTTGTCTATAAACACTTTGATGAAATGTCAGGTGTATCTTTTCTACCACACTCAGACCATACCTATCAGCAAGCTCCATATCAAGATTGCAGCAAGGAAGAGTATAAAGAATTACTCAAGACCATGCCGAAAAAGATTGACTGGACTAAGCTTTCAGAGTATGAACAAGAAGACAACACGAAGTCCAGTCAAACATTTGCTTGCTCTGGTGACGTGTGTGAAGTAGTAGATATAACATAGGAGTTATCATGGAAGTAATAGTATCAGCAGTAATAGCTTACTTTGCAGTAGGCGCAATAGCAGAGAAGTATCTTGAACCTTGGGTCAATGATAAAGTAGAACAGTATTACGAAGCAAAGGAATAGCACATGGCTTGGGTTTTAGTAGCACTCTTTATATTTAATGGAGAGCCATTGATTATGAGCGACAACATCTTATATGAAAGTAGAGAAAAGTGTAATGCGGCTGTGTCTGCACGTACCAAATACTTAGAGGCTACTAGACCTAAGTCTATGTGGGAAGCAGACTACTGGGTATGGTGTAGCCAAGTACCAAAGGAGGTATAATGCAACTAGACTTGTTTGTTCTTGAGGAACAGTATAACGTACTTGAAGGAGATGAGTTTCAAACATGCAAGGTCTGTCAAAAAGAAAAACCCTTACACCTTTTTCCTTTTCACATAAACAATCTGTCAGGATATGATAGGAGATGTAAGGGTTGTATAAAAAAACAAAGTAAACTAAGAAGCGAATTAAGAAAAGTACACGAACATAAAAAGACACCCTTCTGTGATTGTTGTGGACAAAGGTCACAAAAAAGTTTAGTATTAGATCATTGCCATGAAACATTAAAGTTTAGAGGATGGCTGTGTGAACAATGCAATATGGGAATTGGCAAGCTTGGTGATAACTTACAAGGTGTAAAGAAAGCACTGCAATATTTAGAGAGGTAAAATGAACCTAGAACGTGAAGCGAAGGAGTACATGGAAGCGAAGCGTAGAGGAAAAATGATATGCCCTAAGTGTGACACCGAAATGATACAGGGTGGTGATCACGATGCAGAAGATGATTTTATATGTAGCAACTTTAGTTGCAATACTTGTGATACATTCTTACTGTTATACTGGAAATGAAAAGGGCCGCTAAATGCGGCCCCTTCTCTTATATACTACCTACTTCTTTTTGTATTCCCTCTACATAATCTGCATAGGTCATAAACATTTCTAGTTCTTTGTAGTTTAGATCTTCTATAGTACCTGTTATACCCATCTGATCTTTCATTAATCTCAATGCTTCTCTTGTAGTTTCTTTGTTGTATCTCTGTGCAGCCTTTGCTGCTCTACGTAATACCATATTGTCAGAACCACCGTAGCCCTGCTCCATTCTATTTCTTACTATCTTCTTAACATCTGATAGTCTTTTCTTTAACATACCACGCTTTCCTGCTAGGTTTGCTTTCTCAAACGTAGGATCATTTAGTAGATCCTGAGTATATACTTCTAGGAAGGGAGCAATCATTCCGTTGAAAGCTTTATCATAAGCAGGTATCTTAGTTCTTTCATTAGCTCTCCAAGGATGCATCTCTGCCATAGAGTAAGCCTTTTCTGTAGCTGTCCTGCCAGGCTTTATTGTTAAACCAAAGATACGTGCAAAAGGATTAGCATCATATATCTCACCTGATCTAGTAGCTACTTCTAACTCCTCACCTGTTATGGCATCAGTCTTATCTATGAAAGCCTCTATGATATTGTCTACATACTTTGTAGCAGACTGAGTGAATACGTTTACACCTTCTGCTTGACGTACATCTTTAGCTGTATCCGTACCCATAGCAAAACCTACCGCTTTGTTGAGTGCATCTAGAGGACGTGCAAAGCCTGAGATAAAGTTACCACCCACCTTGTAGAAACCATCTACACTTGCTTCCCTTGCACCATCATCAACATTAGTAATAACATCTAGTAGATTGTTTATGTCATTAGCAAACTGTGCGTCACGTGCAAGCTGACCCACGACTAGCTGTGTGCCTAGCTCTTGCTGTAGCTCTGGTGGTACTTGCTCACCATTTCTTCTTAGGTTTAGTACTCTACCTGCAGCTAACCACAAGGAGAAAGGGAACGTGTTCTTAGCGTCTATAATAGTTCCACCGCCCACGTCTACCTCATACACACCTAAACCTTTATCTCTTCTCTCGTTATCATAGTCCATAGATAAACGTAGTGCAGTGCTACCTACAACCATACGAGCAAAAGCATCCCTGTCTGTTACGTCAGGTTCTTTCTTTACAAGGTTTCTACCAAACTTAATAAACTGTTGAGGTGCAGCTAGTGGTGACCACTGGTATGCTGTAGCTACAACGTTGTTGAAGAACCTACCAAACGGTAGAAGCGTACCTAATCCAGGCGTGTTGGAGAATGTCTCAGCAAACTTAGCTGCTGACCTTAGTAACTCTGGCTGTTCTTTTGTTGTGTAGTCTTTAGCAAACACTGACTTGAGTGTTCCATCTAATGCACCCTGTATAATCTCTTCATCAATAAAATCATCACCCTCTTGGAATGCTTCTTTCAAAGTTACACCTTTGTTAACTCTTAAATACTTATCCATCTCAGTCATAAACATCTGTGACTTAGTAAAGCTGTCCTGTATACGTACACCTGTTACCTGACTGGCTGCTGTAGCAAATGCTTCTGCATTCTTAAACACTTTACTGTCAGGGTTTATGTTATATCTATCTGCTGTAGCTTCAACACCACCTGCCATAGTTTCAAACAAAGACTTACGTGCGCTTTCATTTGTATCTAAGAACTTTAAGTATGCATCATGTGTAGTGTATGGATCTAACAAGTTACGCATCTTCTGTGCCTGTACTGCAGTCAATGCACGTGCCTGTCTCATTGTAGCTCTAGCTGCTTCAGGGCTATACGCCATCTGAGCCATAGCTTTCATACCTAACATACCAGAGTTAAACAAGTCAGCCATAGTTTGACCTACGTAGTACTGTGAGAAGCCAGCCACGTTGATAGCTGTAGTAGCAGGAGATGAAACAAGTAAACGCTTCCACACAGACTGACCATACTTGAGAGGCTCAGACTTCTTTAGCTTTTCTACTTGGCCTAGAGCTTCTTCCATCTCTTCTTCAATAGACTTTTTATTCTTACCACCAGCAGCAACAATACCTGTGTTTACTAATCGTTTTGCTTGGGAAAATACAGCTAGTGACTTACCTGCTTCACTTGCTTCTTTAGCTATCAAGTCTCTGAGGTTAAGTTTACCATCCTGTGTAAGCTCTCCCAGTTGTATGTCTGTGTACTTACCCATAGCTTTGTTTATTTCAACAAGATCTTCTTCAGGTATAAATCTAGCTACGTTAGATATTAAGTCAGCTACTTTCTTTTTGCTGTGTATTCTTTCACCCTTATCATGTAGTATTTTAGCTAGGCCACTCTTACCATCCTGTCCAAGCACTATAGTTTTTACTAAGTCTGCTGGCATATTGGCAGGGTTTAACTCTTTACCACGCTCTACCTTTTCATTCCAAGACAGTATATCTTCTTTCATTTTCTTGGCTACAGCTTTAGAATCTTTCTTGCTTAACTTAGCTGTGTTGTTCTCTATAACAGTATTAGCTATACTCTCTAGTGTTTCTCCTGTGTCTTCAAACCCTGAAGCCCCACGAAACTTACCAAAGCCTAGCTGTGCTGCTCCTGCTACGCCACCTAGAAGTGAGGAGAAAGCTGTTTGAGTTTTACTAAACTCTTCCTGTGCGCCAGCTTCTATGTATGTCTGCTGTGCTAAAACATCTTGCAACATAGAAGCACCTGCATCTATTGCTGTTGTTTGTTTTACTGCTCGTTTACCTGCTACATCAAATAGTTCTGATTGCTTCTGTCGCATTGCATTTCTTGCTAATGCTCTACGTCCTTCTTTTTGTACCTCATTTGCTACACTATCTGCTACTGCATCTGCGTTCTTCTTTGATACACCAGACTTGATAGCTCTCTGTGCAGCTTGCGCTCCTGCTCTTACTGCTGCCTCTGAAGCTGCAGTTCTAGTAGCACCATCCCTTAGTGCAGCTTTACCTGCCTCACGAACAGCACCCCTTACCACCTGCTTACCTGTCAGAGATACACCACCTGTAATCGCACGTCCAATACCACCTGTAGCTATACCTAGATAGTTAGTAGGATCTTTAGCAGCAGCAAAGATGTAATCTTTTATACCATCAACAGCACCCATAGCGCCATCATTTTGAAAGACGTTACCTAGTTGGTCATATATTTGATAGGCTTTGGCTGCTTTAGCCTTTTGCTTTTCGCTTGCCTTATTGATAAACCTAAGTTCACCTGTAGTAGATACAGTGTTTGCATTGAAGTATCTCATATGTTGTACAAAATCATCTACAACTTCATCGTCTGATGCCTTGCGATAATCTACCCCCTTACGTTCTATCATGTAGTCACGTATTGGCGATATGTATTGATACTTCTTTAGATCATCCTTCTTTAAAGGATCGTTATCTTCAAAATAATCCATGCTGATTATAAACCTTTTGGTATGCCGTTAACGTCATGGGTTTTTCCGTATGTAATATCCCACCATTCAGCCTCAGTAACTTTTCTTGTCTTACCTGTTCTAGATCCTAATGCTCCAACTCTTATCGGTATCTCTTTAGTTTTTTCTCCCCCTGCAGGAGGTTTTGGTGGTGCAATAATAACTTTACCTGTCTCAGGATTTACCTTACCTTCATACTTTCTATCCCACAATCCTCTAGAAGCTAGACCACGTTGACTTTTTCTTGTTGGGAAAGTTTTAGCAAGTAACGTTTCTTTTTGAGTTTCTGTATTGGGCGCTTCCGCTTCGGGACTTTCTTGGAACTGACTGTCTGCAATTCTGTCTGCTGGTTTAGATCTTCTTTCAAATTCGTCCATTCCAAGTTGTATTGATTGTTCTTCTTGCGTTGGGACAATAGGTTCTCCTTCTACCTGTTCATCATCATCGTCATCTTTAAATATAGATCTTTGCTCTGCTATAAAATCTTTTCCTAATATCTTTTCAACTAAATCTACAGAAACTTTACTATCAAAGAAACCTCCTCTACCGTACTTACCAATAGCGCCTATTACTAGTGGCGTTACAGCATCTTTTGCCACCCTTCTTCTAGCTTCTCTCTCTACTTCTGCTAAAATTTCTGGGGAAAGTTCTTCATCTCCTGCCGCTTCAATAGCTGCATTCTTTGCAAGTTGTACTATATCATCTGCTGCTCTGTTACCTACTTGAGAGGTGGCTGCTGCATCAGTAAAGTCTTTTATAAATTCACTCGTATCTTCAGGGCCATAAAATTCTACATCAAGCAAAGACATACCTAGCTCTGGAAATATAGACGTGTACTCAGACTGTGCTGCTAGATCGTTTATATCTGCTATACTCAAGTCACCCATATACTGTTCTTGTCTTAGTCTATTCCTAGCTTTCTTCATATCGTTTACACGGAACAGATTACCTAAACTAAAGCTACCACCTGTGTCTTCCATTTGTGAAGTACTAGCAGGATCAACACCATATGTTCTATTAGCAAACTCTTGTAAGCTGTAGTCTACATAGCTGTCATTAATGGTAGGCATTGTACTAGGTAAGTTTATCATACCCTCAATGTCATCATCACTTAAAGTTCTTACGCCTCTTTCATTAGCCGTATCTTTTAGTTGGTTATAAAAATCTTCAATACCTCTATACCCAGATGACATAGCAGCCTCTACCTGATAACGTTTAGCTCCTAAAGTCATAGCTTGATTTGCTAAAGTGTAGGCATTGTTGGCGTTTTTCATTCTTGCTCTAAATAAAGGAGCGTTACGTGCAGCCATCTCTCTTCTACGCTCTTCGTAGTCTTCCGCTTTCTTTTGTCTTTCATCAATGCCCTTGCCTAGACCATCTAGGAAGCTAGACCCGAATGATTGTAAAAATGACATAGCTCTACCCTTTCGCCATTAAGCCCATAGGCTTTTCTTCTGGTGTGTCTTCTTCCTCTGGCTGATCCTCAACCAACTCACTCAACAACTCTTTTCCTGGATCATCCATATCAACGTTTCCGTTTAACATTTGTCCAGCTAATACTTTAAATCTATCTAACTCTTTCTGATTTGCTTCTTTTTCGTAGTCTATACTGTCGTCTTTAGACTCTATGCCCATAGCTTCTAGAGCTTTCTTGATAAACTGATGTATCACAGGTGCTACCAGCATACCTGAGTCTACGCTGTGTATCCCTCTCATGTTGCCAGAAGTTATAAGGCTCTGTACCACAGGCTGTATAGATATTCCTGCTTGCATCAAAGCACCGATGTCATCCATGATCTCATCGTTAGCCAATCTCTTTACATAGTACGCAGTAATTTCTCCCAAGTCAGACATTTCTGCAGGGTTCTCCCAAGGGTTGTTCTTAGGTTCGCCTGTTAAAGACTGCCCTGGAATTGGTCTATCAAATTTAGATATTTCTATTTCCATTTTGTTTTCCTATTTAGTAAATCCTGCACCAAAGTATAAGCCTACTATAGCAGATACTATGTGCGTGTCTAGTGGTGTGATAACGAAACCTCGTGCAGCTTGCCATTGTACTGTACCGTCACCACCAAATAGCCAGTTAAATAAACCGCCATGTACTTCTGTGTAGCCTACGATAACGCTTACGTCAGGATACCATACAGCTACCATCTTTGGCAAGACAATAATAGCAAAGACTGCAGATAAAGCTATAATCCTACGTGTCCATGCAAAGTGTATATCTTTACTGCCATGCTCTCTGGCTTCGTTGACTGCACCTATTAAAGCCTTTTGTTGTTCAGCTTTATTCTTAGCATTCTGTCCTATTAAAGACATAACTCCACCTAGTACAGTAGAGAAAAGCATTGTTATAAGTTCTAGTGGGAGTCCAAACATTATGAGTTCTCATTTACTAGTACAACTAAATCTATATCAGTTGCATTTGGTGGTATGGTTATATTTCTTTCAGTAAGCCATGCTGTCATAGCAGCCCTGCTGTTAGGCCCAATAGCACCGTCTATAGTTGTGCCTACTGTTCTTTGTGCTGCATACTCATTTCTATTTTCCATCCTAGTAGCTTCATCTCCACTAAGATTTGATACAACATTTTCCCATCTCTCTTCTGCTGTTCCTGCATCCGCACCTGAGTTTACTCTATTATTTAAATCCTTGGCAGAGCTATTAGCAGCAGCAGTTTCATCTAATCCTGCATACTCAAGATAAGCTAGAGCTATAGGTAAGGCATATCTAGTATCATTAGCAAGCTCTGGATTATCTACAAGATCAATATTTATGCCATTGCTTTCTAGTATGTCTTCTACCGCTTGATACGTTCCTTTGCCAGTAATTTGGACCAGCCCTCTTCCCTTGTATGTGCTACCATCCCCAGACGCTATGTCTCCATTACCCATTCTATCTGCGTACTGAACATTAAAAATAGTTTCTGATAATCTATTTTGGGAATTAAGATTTCTAGCTAATTGAGTAACATTTCCTTCTGCATCTAATAGACCTGCTGCAATAGATCTATTTCTCCATTGACCTGTAAAACCTGCTAAGTTATTAATTCCATAGCCAGCTTCTGTTACTGGTCCTGCCTCCCCTACTTCAGTTTGAGAAGACCCTTTTAGTAAAGCCTTTTTAATTTTATTTCTAATGCCTTTATCTAGAGCATTTGTTAAAGCTGTTTGAGAATAATTACCTTGTGCATTAGTAATATTTTGTAGGTTTGTTCTTGCTATGTCAGAACCCATGTCAGACAAAGCTGTTCTTTGCGCTGTTGTAAGTGTAGTTGGTGTTGTTGCATCAAGCTCAGTGACAGTGACATCTGGTCTAGCTCCCAAGCCTTTAATCTTTTTGTCTACTGTTGCCTCAGAGGGTAAAGCTATTTCATCATACCCTAGCTCTGGTGCAAACAGTCTCTGCTCCATAGGTACGCCAGACTGATAGAACTGTCTTGCAGGATCATTAGCAGCGTAGAGTTGTTCTATTGTAGCGTTTATAGATTCTGCCATTTTCTGTTGACTACGCTCATCAGCGCCCCTTTGTTTTGTTATCTCATCGTAAGTACCACCAACAGGTAAGTATGCCATAGGCGCTCTGTTTCCAAAGTCTACTGCAGCATTTATCCTTCTGTTCTGTGCGTCCAGATCAATAGGGTCATTAGACCTAGCTCTAAACGCAGCAGTACTATAGATTTTCTCTGGTGTGTATGCTGCTCTTTTTGGTTTCTCAGGTTTGCCTAGACCCATCATTTCTGACACACTATCAAAGGTACTTTTTATTCTACTTAAAGGTGTCTGATCTTTATTGTCATCATCTGATTTGTCGGGAGAGCCTAATCCTTTTTTAATTCCTTTATCTACTTCTGCTTCAGTAGGTAAAGCTATTTCATCATAGGTACTACCACTATCTTTCTGTGTCTGTTCTCTAAAATTATCTTGAATCTTTTGTGCAGCAGTTGTAGTAGGCTTACCACCAAGGCCACCTATACCTGCAGACCCCATTGATTTAGCAGCTTGTTGGTTAGCATTCTTAGGTTTACTCTTTGGTGGAGAGCTATATATACTCCCACGTCCAGCCTCATAATTAAAATATGAATTAGGATTATACGCCATTATAAATCTCTCTTAGTTAAATGGGTTTATTGCGTCTACAATGTCTGGTACAAAAGAATCAATAGCTGAGTTTACTATCTTTGATAATAAGTTACCTGCTGAATCTGCTATCAAGTTACCTGAAGACTCACCATCAGTAGCTTCAATAGTTGCTACAGCAATAGCTTTGTCTCTGTCTTTCTGATTCTGTCCTGCTTCCCATGCCCATGCTAGTATGTCACGCTCACGTTGTATAGCATTGTTGTAGCCTGTCATGGTTAAGTTATTGGCTGCTATAGCTGCGTCACGATTAGCTTGATTGACTGCTGCATTCTCTGCTGTGGTAATGTTCTGCGCCCACTGAGCATTAGCCTGTGCAATTACAAGATGGTTCTGTGCGTTGAACTGTTCACGTGCATTGTTCTGTGCTGTATTAAACTGAGCTAGTGCATTTGTTTCACCTGCATTGAAACGTTTTATAGCGTTGTTTTGTTCTGCATTAAACTGTGATACCTGTGATCCAAGTGACGCAAAGAACTGATCTGTTTGGTTTTGAGAAGAGGCATTAAATTGTCTTGATGCATTCAGGGCAGCAGTATCACTAAGTATGGAGTTTGTAGTTTCCTGTGCCTTAAACATAGTCATCTGTTGTGTATTATCTAAGTTTGCCATGTCCATCTGCAAGAAAGCCTGTGCATTCTGTACTGCTGCTTGCTGTCTGTTATCTAAGTTAGCCATATCTATCTGCGTCATGGTGGCTGCATCAGCCATAACCTTTGCTTGTCTGTTCGACAGGTTAGCTAGGTCTACTGTCTGAGCCATACGAGCGTTCTCTAAGGCTATAGTTTGTTCTGCACTAAAGTTTATGTTAGCTATCTCAGATATACGTGCAGCATTCTTAACTTTAGTTTGGAAGTTCTGGTCAAACTCCATGCCCATAAACTTGGCACGTTGCTCTGCTTTCATCATTGCCATTTGCTGCTTGTTAGATGCATCCATCTGTGCAATAGGTAGTGCTGCTTCCATGCTTGCCTGTACAATAGCCATACCTGCCATACTAGAGGAAGACAATCCACGTGCAGCCATTGCTGAGTTAGCTGCTCTCATGGCCCCTGCTGCCCATACAGGTGTGTTACCACCCTGAAAGTCTTGCATCAAATCAGCCATCTCATCCTGTACAAGAGCAGCTTCAGCTTTTGCTAGGGTAGCATCTACCTGTCCTTGCTTTACAGAAGAGCCATCTATGAGTTGATCTTGTGTAACCTGTAAAGGTGTAGGTGCTTGCACTGTTTGTGCTTGTCCTAGCTGTGCTGCTTGTAGTTGTAGAGATGCAGCAGAATTAGGGTCCATTTGTGCCGCATTCATTAATGACTCTGGGCTTACTTGTCCTTGTTCGCCAGCCATACCCTGCAAAGCCTGACCTACAGCACCTTGTGATTGGGCTGCTGTCATTTGAGCAGCAGGTGTTGTTGTAGGTGCTGCTGCCTGTGCTGCTGTTCCTGCTGTAGTTACACCAGCTTGTGTAGCTGTTCCTGCCTGTCCAGTGTTCTCAGCTATATTAGCTGCTGGGTTATTATTAGATTGTACAGCAGCTACAGTTGTAGGAGCAGTAGGGTCTGCTGCTATTTGAGCAGTCATGTTACCGCCACTTGGCATACCCATAGCGCCTGTTGTTTGAAACGAGCCTTGTTGACTAGTAGCCTGATCAGCACCTGTTGTATTAGTAGTAGCACTACCCCCAGAAACGTTAGGTGTACTAGGCATTGCTACTGGTTGTGATGCTGATGCTGCACTACTACTTGAACCGCCTGAGTTAACTCCTCTAATAACATCGTTCTGTGAGTATTGTGTTGCTAATGGATCAGGGCTTGGAGCGTTCTGTTGTCTTTGTAAAACAGCCATCCTTTGCCCTACATCACCCGATTCCATAGTTTTTTTATCTGCCTGTCTTTGTAGTGCAGCAGCATGTGTCTTTGCTGTCAGGTCTTTATACTCCTGTGAACCAAAAGCAGGACCACCTAAAAATTTATTAAGACGCTTACCCTCAACCATCTGCCTAGCTGCCATAGTGTACTTACCCATTTGTGCTGCTGCTGCAGGACTAGCTGCAAGAAACTTATTTATGGAATCTCTATCCATTGCCCCTGTGTAGCCCAGTGATGGGAGTATCTTCTTTTCCATTGACTCATTAGTGAATCCTGCGAATTTATTAGCCATATCTTATTTCCCTATTTGCATCCAAAGTGATGCGGCAATGAATGTTATTACTGCTACAGTTGACATCTTGACCATAGTTGACCACACACCTTTACGTGTGTCACGCCATGCTTCTAGTAAGTTACGCATTTCTGTTATGTCTTTACGAGCATCGTCATCATGTAGTCCTACTTCACGCAATGCCATCTTAGCACCACGCTTTGCTGCACGATCTAGCATAGCTTCTAATTCTTCTGGTGTGATGTTAGACATAACCTGACATGTCCTCGTTTGTTATGTTCATTACTGATTCATTTTCATTATCATAATATTTATTTACTATTAACCATCTAGCATAAGATGTTCTCATTGCTCTTACTTTTCCAGCAACGTCAGCTTCTGGTATTTGTGTAAAGTTATCTCCGTCATTAATAGAATAAACATTATATACATTATCAGAACTACTTAATTCGTTTATTTCTATATCTGTTAAAGGTTCACCTGATTCATAACCAATTACATCACCACTATATATGTTTATCGTTCTAGGGTTTATCATAGGTTTAACGACACACCAAGTTGTAGGCCGTCCATCTAATGTTGCTTTCATGTTTGTAACAGAAGTTTCAAGCTCTGTTAAAGTACCATGTGTTTGCCCTGCGTAAGTATATCTGCTCATTATGTTGATCCGTATATTGTGCCACTATTACCTAGTGTTCTTGAAGTTCCTGATATTGCTGCTCCTCCAGATCCTCCTGCATTATAACCTGCATGTCCTGAACCTCCACTGGCTCCCCAGCCACCGCCTCCACCAGCGCCATATCCAGGTTGACTATCTGAGTATTTATAACTTGTATTGTTTACTCCTGCATTACCTCCGCTACCGCCTGAAGTACCAGCTACTGCCCTGCTACCTCCTGCACCACCACCAGAGCCTCCTGATCCTGGCAATATACGCCCTCCTGCACCGCCATCTGCTAGGTATTGTTGCTGTCCTCCAGCACCTCCTGCACCACCACCAGCACCACCACCTGTTCCAGCACTAGCATATGAATCGCCTCCACCCGTATAAGGATCAGAATATGAACCGTTAGCTCCTGTTGCGTTTAACGCTCCTCCTGCAGCATTACTGCCTCCTGAAGTAGAATTACCTGAACGTACGCCTCCTGAACCACCATTACCGCCTCCTGCGCCTCCTCCAGCGCCACCGCCTCCCATCTGGTACGTGCCTGAAGTGTGTCTTACAGCACTAGTAGAGCCTCCACCGCCACCCCCTGCTATGTAAGCACCAGATGAATTAGTAATTGTAACACCACTAGATGTAACATTTATGGCTGCTCCACCTGCAACACCAGCAAAGCTACTACTATTATAACCAGCATTTCCACCCCTACCACCACAACCTATAACTTTACCATCATTTATAACAGTACATGGTATGTCTATAGTTAATGCAGCATGTGACGTACTGTCTGACCATACCCACATATTAGAAGGAATCCTTAGTGTACCACCAGATGAAATATAACTTGATGCATTTATACGTTTCAGTTGTGCTTGTCCGTTTACTGTACTACCACCAGTGGGTAATGATGTCTCTGCTGATTTACCATAGTACTCTTGAAAGTTTTGTGAAGTGTTAGCACCCCTACTAATTAGATCACGAATGTCTGCATCATTTACAGAACATAAACTATTACTACTGCCACCTACCTCTACGTGCATGTCGTTTAAACTAATAGGACCGCTAGTTTGTAGTGCCATTATGTTCCACCATAAATTGTGCCGCTATTGCTAAGTGTTCTTGACGTGCCTGTTATAGCTGCTCCTGCGTTGCCGCCTTGACATTGTACACTTGTAAAAGCACCTCTGTATCCTCTACCACCTGCTGCACCCCAGCCACCACCACCGCCAGAAGAACCTCCATAACCACCAGCGGAGTTGCCATTACCACCAGCTTCTCCTCCTGCGCCACCGTAAGAAGTAGTAGCACTAGAGCCATAATTAGGAGAGTTTGCCCTAGAGCCTGGAAGTATTCTACCACCACCCTGTCCAGACATAGATGCTTGATCCTCGCCTGAAGCAGGTCCACCTGGACCACCAGCATAACCATGAGTATAACTTTTTGACCAAGTTCCGTAGTTGGGAGAGTTCGATACGGAAACGTACCATCCTCTTTGGTTAAGTTCTCCACCATAACCAAGTGAAGGTCCATTCCCATTACCTGTTCCGTATATACCAAACTGAGAATATTGAGGTCCGTTTGTAGTATAGTTAGGCCATCCAGAACCTTGACCATCAGTAAAAGAACCTGGTCCAACTCTGTAACCACCTTCTGCACCACCAGCGCCACCACCACCACCTGCAGCGGTATTCATTGGTTCAACACCACCAGCGCCACCACCGCCACCGCCACCAGCAATATAAGCACCTGATTTGTTTATAATAGTTACTCCTGAAGATGTAACGTTAATAGCAGGACCACCATCTGAGCCAGTACCTAAATTAACTGTGCCGTAACCAGCGTTGTAAGCACTAGTGGTTGGATGCGGTAAGTTTTTTACTCTAAGACCAGAGCCGCCCTGACCACCTTTACCTATTATTTTACCGTTATTTATAATAGTGCAAGGAATATCTACAGTCAATGCTGCTACTGTTCTATCATCTGACCAAACCCACATATTTGATGGTATACTTAGAGTTCCTCCAGAAGATATAAAACTAGAAGCTGAGATTTGTTTTCTTTGTGCTTGTCCGTTTACATTACCAGCAGAAGTTAGAGGTATTTCATTAGACTGACCATAGTATAGTAGTAAACTTTGGTTAGCCTGATCACTTACACCTATTAGTGAACGAAAATCTGCATCATTAAGAGAGCAGTTAGTGCCACTAGTACCACCAACTTCTACGTGTATATCATTTAGACTAATAGCACCACTAGTCTGAAGAGCCATTACTCACACTCACACTTTTTACACTTGCAATTAGCTAGTTCTTCTTTTAATTCTTTTACAGCTTCAATTAGTACACCTACTATGTTACCATATGCTACAGATAGATACTCACCTTCTTCTACAACCTCTGGCATAACTTGCTGCATCTCTTGAGCTATAACACCTGTGCCACGTTGACCATCATTGAGTTCGCTTTTGTAGTTAAAAGTTACGCCACGCATCTGTAACACTTTATCTAGCGCACCTTCAATAGTTTCTACGTTTTCTTTAAGTCTTTCATCTGAAAAAGCTGTTACGTTACCTGTTGCAGTAATTGCTCCTGAAACAGAAAAGTTACCTGACAAAGAATTTCCATTACTTGATAAAGAAGATAACCCCACTTCTGCAGGTGTATTAATATCACAATTAATAACACCAGTACTGTTGTTATATGTTATACCAGTACCACCAGATATTGACTGCCTTGCTACAGTTTGTGTACCGCTTCCTCCATCAGTAAAGGTTCCGCTAACAGTTAAGTTACCTGCTATAGTAGCACTCTCATCCACAGTAAGTGTATCTGTTTTTACTGCACCATCAAAGTAAGCATCTTTGTATTGTAGTGCTGTTGTACCTAAATCTACAGCGTTAGTAGTCTTAGGTCTAAGTGCTGCTGCTGTAGCAACTATATCTTGAGATGGTCCTATAGTTTCAATAGGTGCGCCCTCTGCTGCTGTACCATCATGTGTGTGACCAGTACTAGCATTGAATGCTGACTGTATCTGATTGTACTCATCATTAAAGTCGTCAGCGTCAACAACGCTACCTGTGACTATATTAGCTGCTGCTTGTCTTGTATAACCTGCCATTGTTACTGCCTATCATGTTCTCTGTACTCAAGCACCGCTGTGTCAAGAGTGAAGGTTGGGTTTATTGAGTTATCTGTTATTCTCATAGCTACTGTTTTAAAAGAGCCTACTAAATTTTCTTTATATATTTTGTCTAGGTTACCACCATACTTAGTGTTTGCATTACCATATATCGAAGTAGATGCACCATATAAACTTACGCCACCACCAGATGCACCTATTTGTATAACAGGAGGCTGTATTATTCCAGGATCATTCTTAGAGTCGAAGTCTATTGAAAAGCCTACGTCAAGGTTCATAGTTCCTTGAGGCTGTGCATACAACGTAAGCTTATACATTGTTTTTCTTATTTGTGGATCTGTAATTGGCATAAAGGGAGACTCATATATAGCCTCAATAGGATCGCCATCAAAAGAATTACCTGAGTCCATCTTATAACAGAAGCCATCATCATTACCAAACAGTACCGTTTCTGTTGCACCTGAATAGGTACTGTCTGCTACGTTTACTTTTAGTCCTTTAGTTCTAGACCAAGCTATACCACTACCACCTTGTGCAATAAACTTTGTTGCTATTAAACCTCCAGCAGCAGGTGCCTGTACAGTAGGTATATATGCAAATATTCTGTACTGAGATTTACCTCTAATTAAAACAGAACAAAACGTATCTGTCTGTGCTATAAACTCTTGAGCATCTTTATATATCTGATCTGAGGCAACGTCAAGAGCAAAGTCACCAATACGGTCTGTAGCACCAAGTAAACGTACACCATCAGGAGATAGATATACTACATCACCACCAAACTCTTTTATTGTATCAGGGTTAATACAACCAATCTTGTCTGATATAGGCTCTAGTTTAAAGTCGGAGGAAGTAGTTCCTACAAGTTTTTTAATTGTGTCTGTAGTAAAAATGATAAGCTGTTCACGAAAGCCTATCATACCTGTTACATCATATCCAACATTTATTGTACCAGCACCATTGCCTGTAGCAAAATCATCTACTGTGTTTGGTGCTGTAAAGAATATCTTACTACCTTTAGAATAGAAAGCGTGGTTCTTAAAAAGTACAACATTCTCTGCGCCTTGTACATCCGAACTGTTTGACGATGTTAGTGATACCATAGTATTACCACTAGCATTATATACTATTGGAAAACTTTTACTATCTACAAATATAGTTTTGTCTTCTTGTGTAAAGTTAAAGTCAGTAAACCTAGATTTTAATGTGTTTGTAGACGAGCTTGTACCTATGTGCGCCCAAGTAGTTCCTGTACCGTGAAAGTATAATGTTTTATTAACTTGAGTACCGTGAAATGTACCAAAAGTAAGAACAGTATTATTTGCTAATGATTGAGCTGAATCAAGTACAATACTATTTTGGTTTGTTAATGATGCTACTTTTACAGTACCAGATATTCCTGCACCTGTAACAAACATACCAGCTTTTATATTAGTAACAAAACTAAGTACAATGTTATCGGCTATAGATACGGCTGTGTCCAGTATAATACTATTCTGACTTGTTACTGTCTTTACTGTTACAGCGCCAGTGATACCAGTGCCTGTTACAAGCATACCTCTAGTAATAGTTCCAAAGGATGCGCCAGTACCAGCAACAGTAACACCTGTTATAGGACCAGTATTTATGGCAGTACCAGTGATAACCGCAGTTGCTACAGTGCCTTCAGCTAAACCTGTACCTGCTATGGTGGCTCCTGTTATACCACCTGATCCATCTACTGTAGTTATTGTTATGGTTGCATCGTTGGCTGTAGTAGCACCGTTTAACTGTGTACCTACTACTTTAATTGTTTCACTAGCTGTATAACCTGAACCTGCTGCAGTAATAGCTACGGTATACGTAGCACCTGTTTTAATTACATTGAATGTAGCACTACTACCAGAACCACTATAAGCAGACTGCGTTGGATTAGTGTATGTAACAGCAACATTGTTTATACTACCTACTGTAATCGTTGCATTATTGGCAGTGGTAGCACCGCCTAACGCTGCACCAGCTACAGTAACAGTTTCTCCAACTTTATACCCACCTGTACCTGCACTGACAATAGCTACACTATAAACAGCACCAGTTCTAGTAACATTAAAAGTAAGACCAGTACCTGCTGATCCATTGTAAGTATTTGCTGGGGTAGTGTGTGTAGTAGGGGCTATGCTACTTACTGTAACAGTAGCGTTGTTTGCTGTAGTAGCACCGCCTAAGTTTGCACCTACTACTGTTACTGTTTCGTTAACTGCATATCCTGTACCTGCTGCATTTACTGCTGCTGTATACGTGCCGTTTGTATTTGTAATATCAAATGTACCACTTGCACCAGTAGCAGAGGCTGTACCTGTTAAACCTGTAAAGGCACGTACTCTATCTACGACTACTGTAGTCTTTGAAGTAATAGCACCATTTACTATAGCTGTAGCTGTGTTATTATCAAGAGACACTGCTGTAGCACTAGATACTGCACCATTAACAGTAGACGTAGCTGTCTGGTATTCCGTTACAGTAGCATTGTCCATCTTCCTAGCTGTTACAACTCTGCCAGAAGATACAACTTTCATAGCAAGAACTTCACCAGCACCTGGAACTAACGTTTCGCTAAACTTACTATAACCTTTTAGTTTGCTATAGCCTCCTTCTCTATCAGACTCAAAGTTCTGTAGTATAGTAGCAGATCCTATAGCATTAGTACCCTGTTGTAATGGAGTAAGGTTGGAGATTAACCCACCTTTGAACTCCATAGGGAAAGTTGTCCATTGTACTGGCATTAAAAAGTAACTCTTCTATCTCTTAGGTATGGTGTTCTGTTTATATTTATTACACGTAAATCTTTTATTTGTTTCTCAAACTTTCTAAGAGCTACGTCTGCAGCCTGTGTATCACCTCTAAATTGAAATGCGTAGTACATTGCACCATCAACAATAGCAAACCTGTACTGCTGTGGTAGAGATGGTACATCTAAAGGGTTCTCTAAATCGTATCCCATTGAGTAGTATTCGTAAACTATAGTGTATGCTTTGTCAGGTACAGGATGACAAATTAGTTCCCTACTAGGTGTACGCACAATAAATTTAGGAACACCACGTATACTTGTGTCTGTGTTAAACTCATCATCAGCATACTTCTCTAGCCATTCTTCATATACTAGCGACTTTAATTTTACCGTTCCTGTACCAAGACTATCTTCTCTCTTTATACGGAACGAGTTCATGTTTATTGTTTTGGCATCTGTAGGATAGTAATACTTCATACCACCTGCAGCTAAAACCAATTCACTTTGTATATGATTCCAAGGCCACTCAAACTCTTCTTGATTAATATGTCTTATTGCAGAGTTAACAGCGTCTTTAGCTATACTGTAATAACCTGTAGATGCGGTAAAATTTGCTTCTACTAAAGCAACTTCGTTTAATCTATGATTAACATCATTGACTAAACCAATAAAATCATAAGCCATTTTATCTATTCCTAATTGGTAATGTTACAGAACGCTCGTATGTAAGTCCTTGAGTAGTATTAATACGACATGTAATGTTATACCTTACATTATTTAGACCACCGCCAAAACGTGAAGTGGCTACATTACCAGCAAGAGTACCTGCAATGAACTGTAACCCATTTACAAATTGTGCAGTTGATACTTCTGTCTTTGTTCCATTTGCATCATCAACAAAAAAGGTAGACGATACAATAGAGTCAGACCCTAGAAACCTAGACCAGTCTACACTAAAGTCTGCTGTTTCATCAGGATCTTTTTCAGGCCATTTGTAAGACATATCTTATCCTTAATTAGTTATGTATACTACGTTGTCTCTTCTTACAGGACGTATAACTACAGTTCTATTTTCAGCAGCTATGTATACAGTTCTATTACCTATAGTAGGTGCTATTATTACTACCGTTCTGCCTCTACTAAATGTATCTGCAAAGTCATCAAATGGAAAGAGTACACCAATAGGATCATCTAAGTTCTGGGCTATAGTAGCATTTACATCAGGTAATGTAAAGAACGCTAATCCTCTTATGCTTGGTACTACTTTATCTATTACAGCAGATATAGAGGCAGGAGTATGTGTAGCTTTACCTTGCGCTGATAATGATATAGGTACTCCGCTAGTAGTTATACTGTTACCCATTCCGTTACCGTGTACAGTACAGTAGTATCTTAGTCCTATTCCAGGTGCAGAGGTTGGTACTGCAAAGGTTACACTTGCCCCAGACTGACCAGGAGTACCACTGCTTGTTACACCATCTGTGTAGCTATTGTTGCCACTCTTAAAGGCTAGTGGGTGTCCAGACACAGATGCATCACTAAGATCAAATGTGTATGTTGTTCCTCTTACAAGTTGTAGCGTTGGTGCAGTGACACCATTTATAGCAAACTTATTACCACCGCTATTTACTACAGTTACAACAAAGGCTGTGGTGCTTGCTACTGTGGTTACAGTATTGCCCATACCGTTGCCGTGTACAGTACAGTAATACAATGCTGGCTGTGTGCCTGTAGCAGGAACTACGTAAGTTACTGTTGCCCCTGCCTGTCCTGCTGTTCCGCTTATAGTTATTCCTGTAGTTAGTGTATTACCAGAAGCATCTTTAAATCTAAATGGGTGTCCACTGTTAGTGTTGTCACTTACATCAAAGACGTATGTTAATCCTCTTGTTAGTGTTAGTGCTGCAGCCTCTACACCATCTATGTAATACTTGTTACCACTTCCGCTATTAGCTACTGTTACTGTATAGTTGTGTCCTGTTGGTTGTACATTGTCACCAAAGACTGCACCAGAGATAGCACCTTGTGATGGTAGGTTTGTATTAGCTATACCTGTTATGCTTGGTACGTTAGGTGTAAACGTTCCTAGTAGTGAAGGGTGCGTAACGTTTGCTTTACCTGAGATTGTTAGTGCTGCTATGCTTGTAGTGCTTGCTACGTTAGCAGTAGTTATATTTGCTTTACCGTCAATGTCAAGTGCAGTGTTAGTTAATGTAGCAGAAACCCCTGTTAAAGCAGGAAGATTAACACCACCAGAGAACTGGGGAGCGTTTAACGCAGAAGCTGCAGATACGGAAGCAGGAACAACACCTATGGTGTACTTAGTAAGTTCCGCTGAGAGTGGTGTCTCTGCTACTGCTGCGAAGCCAAACATTAGTCGGCCTCTGCTATGGTGTTACCCTCTGCCACCCATTTCTGTATGGCTATCCAGTGGCGGTTGTCAGTAGCGTTTATTGGTATAAACATTTCCTGTCCATCTACTGTAGCTTTAATGTTTTTAATATTAAAGTCATCTTTTGTATATTTCGCTGATGTAATATTCATATTCATAACTCCGCATCTACATTAATTGTACCTTCTAGATAATCTGAACTATTACTTCCAACATGATACGGTCTTATAAAAGTCTGTTCACCGTTGGCTGCTCCCGGTCCTCCAGTGACATTTATAGTTGGTGTTATATGGGTAGCTCCCGGGTATTGTGCAAAAGTAGTATTTACTGAAGCAGTAGGGGTTACCCTCATTATAGCTGGAGTTGGAAAGTAAGACCCATAAGAATTTCCGTATCCAGCGTTTGCTGCAGTTGCGCCATAATACATTTTGGCGAAATACCTTTGGCACTTGCTTAAAGTAACTCCCACTGGTTCATGCTCAAACGGCGTACTTTGCGGCCCAACTTCCATTTGAACGCCAGTAATGTAAAGCTCATTATTTGTACTACTATAAAAACTACTTATTCCTGGCGCTCTATTGGCAGAACTTTGAGTATTGAATGCACTTGAATTTAATGTACCACCAGTATAGGTGGAACCTGCATGAATCCAAAAAAATAATCTAACACTTGAGGCATTATCATCACCAAATGCTCCTGTAGTGTCGGCAGGGTAAGTAAGCTCTACCCTATTCCAACTCGTTGTAGTAGAGAATAATTTACTGCAAGTTCTGTTATTGTCGTTATCATAAAATTCTAATACAAAATTAAATGCAGCATTAGCTTTTACATAAAAACTAATTGTAACTTCTTCTGCATCTGAAGTACCTTTTTTAATTCTTTGTAAATCTTGACCTTCTATATGATACTCAAGAAGAAGGTATTCACCAGCAGCTATTGATGTATCAGCCGTTGTGCAATCTAACTTTAAACTATTCCCAAAACCACTTGGAGCATCAGATGATTGACTCATTGTAAATCTACCTGAGTTTGATCCTCCTGTTTCAATCTGCCATCTATCAACAGTATAGTACCCAGTTGCATTAGCACCTAACCCTGTTACTGAGGTACTTCTCTGTGCCACATTCATTGAACCGTTGACTATAAGATTGCGTCCAGAGAGACTGCCCTCAGTAGGAAGATTATCTGCTAGTTTTCTTGCGTTGCTCATGTGTTCCTCCTATCCTAGTAAATAGCCATACATATTAAACTGACTTGTATATGCAAGGACAGTACCACTGCCACGATAAAATCTAAAATCTAATGTATCATTTGCTGCACAAGGTATAATAGCAGTGTTAATAAAATTAGTATGGTTACTATAAAATTCTCCGTTTTGTATATCTTCCCATATTGCCCCATTTTTATACCAACCAGTATTAAATACTGGTCCAGAACCACTTGTTCCTGATGGGTATGCTAAACCATTTGCTGCTACAATATAGTTTCCTGCAACAGGAACAGTCCAAACACCAGTAGAACTATTGTAGTGACTGCCAACATTTAGTTCTGTAGTAGCTGGTTTGACTATTGTCCAACTATTAGCTTGAGTGTAGTTAGTGCCTCTAGTTGAGAAAGCTGGCTGATTAGGCGTTGTTACACGTCCTGCGCTGTCTATTTTTAGACGCTCTATGCTGTTAGTGCCAAATAATACATCTGAGTTTTCATAATTCCAAAGATAAACTTTACTGTTGGTTGCATTTTGAATTACAAAACCATCTGAAGAACCAGAGCCAGAAGCAGTGTTTTGTACTCTTATATTTGTATTATTTCCTGCATTGTTGGCGACAAGTTCGGTAGACTGTAAATTACCTGTCATCGTATCGCCAGCAGTATTAACATACCGTGCATCGGCTGCTGCTTGGTTGAGTGCATCACCAACGCTGAACGTATTGTATGCAACAACTTCTATCTCATCACCTGCTGCTGCACCTGATGTAAGTGTTACTGCTGATCCGTTGCTTGTGTAGTCTACAGTTAAGTCTAAGAGCAAGCCATTCATAAACACCTGCACAAAGTTCTGTGTGTGTGCTATACTAAACACAGTCTGACCTGCAGTAGCTGTGAACGTGGTGCTACTGTAGTTGCCAGAACCTATGAGGTTAGCTACATCTCTTGCTCTTGTCATGTGTTCCTCCTAACCTATTAAGATTCCAGTAAAAGATGTGTATCCAGCACCACCAAGAATAGTAGTTGCTTGGGCTTTTTCACTAGCCAATCTTACGACATCATTAGCAGCTAAATTCATAATAGCTGCGTTGTTTGCTGCAAAATAACTGCCACCACTACCACCTTTACCCCACCAATGAATATATCTTCTGGAGCCATTAATTTGAAACTCTGAACCAAAGTAGGTCATAGAACCGACACTACCACTAGCAGTTATATTAGCTGTAAATAAGTATCGACCAGCTACTGGTGCAGTAAAAGTACCTGAACTAAAATGGTTGCCAATATTAGCTCTAGTTGCCCAGCTATCCCCAGTTGACAAATTATAGACACCAGAAGTATGATTTGAATTAGCTGTTAAATAAGCATCAAACATAGGCTGATAGGGTAATGTCATACCACCATCATTCCTAAAAGTAGCCATTGTGTTTCCACTACCGCCACTTATGTTTAATGTATCTGAAGCACCACCATATTTAATACTAAACCCATTAGAATTATTTGCTAATCTAAGTCCAACTGCATTTGTTGCACCACTATTTGTGGTATTTCTTTTCATGTCTAATAAAAGAGTAGCGTCTGCTCCATAAGCGCTTCCACCACCATCTACAATTGTAAGGTTATTTGTTGGTGCTGTCGTTCCTATACCCACTCTATTATCTGCTACGTCAACGTGAAGCGTGTTAGTATCTACAGTAAGGTCACCTGTCATAGTCGTTACACCAGTAACACCTAGCGTACCACCTACGGTTACATTACCACTATTAGTTACTGTACTACTATTAGTTACTGTACCACTGTGAGTTACGTTACCAGTAAACGTACCACCTGAAGCAGGTACATAATCATTGTCTGGTATGTTTGACTCAAACGATACAACATTAACAACGTCATTCAGATTAGCTGCAGATGCTAGTGTGACTGTACCAGTGCCAGTTGTGGTGAAGTCACTATCATCCATGAGGATACCGTTGACGTATACCTCTATCTGTCCAACAGTAAAAGCTAATACCTTACCGTCATCATCAGCACCAGTAAACGCTGTCTGACCCTGCGTAGCAGTGTAGTCAAACTTAGTTCTACCAAATGATCTTATGTCTTTAGGTTCAGTGCCAATGTATGACATTGCTATTCCTTACTCTTCTGAGGCTTTCTTAACAACCTTCAAGTCAAACGCTTGTGCTACCTGCTTGTCTTCACCAACAGCTAGTGCTACTGAGTTAGCATTGCAGTGTGCTACAAGAGCAGCAATGATCTCATCCTTGGCTATCCTAGCTCTGTTAGTCAAAGCATTGTCAGCCCAGTCTTGTGGGGATGCTGCTGCATATTCAAGACACTTTAGTTCTGTGTCGGTTACTGTTACTTTAATCTCTGCCATTTTAATCTCCTAGGGTTTTGTAGGCCAAGTTACATCATCTAATGACGTTGCGCTTTTGGTTATGTCACGCAAGTCAGTTCTATACTTCTTCTGTGCATCAGTCAGGGTTAGGTCACTTGATGCCCACCAGTCTGTCTCTGCTATTTTACGGTTACGCTCCTCACGCAGTAGCCTCATGGGTTCTGCTGCTACAAGGGCATCCTTCTTAGCCTTGACTGCATCCCACGTTGTACCGAAGTGTGATGGGTCTGA